GGTTATGAGCAAAGGTCTAATTAAGATAAACAAAAAAGCTTTCGGAGGCTAATTCCGAAAGCCTTGTTTTTCCTACTGGCAGGGGAGACAGGAATCGAACCCGCAGCCCACGGTTTTGGAGACCGTAAAAAGCCATTTTGTATGGTTGTGTTAATTTCTGAAAGCCTTGATTTAAAAGGGTTTTATAAGTTTGGAATTAAGTTACATTAGGTGATTTTGTGTCCCCAATTGGGAATTGTGTCCCCAATTTGTCACCAAAAAATTTTAATATTTTATTTCAATAAAACAGTTATAACCATTGTAGCAACTCCTAAAATAGTTGTAACTGCTATTCCTATAATCCACTTTCTGTCTTCTTTTATTTCCTTACGAATCTCGTCTATTTTTTTGTCAACAGAATTAGTAAAATAATCAACCTTTTGATTTATATGAAGAAATTCTTGATGTCTCTGGTTATCTCTATCTCTTATTTCTGATAAAGTTTGATTTATCATTTGTGCAATTTTATTTTCTGTATCCCTTAAACTTTGTTTCATTTCCGTAATGTTTTGGTCTAATTTATCTATATATTTTTCTTGCCAATCCATATAATCTCCCTCCTTTGATGAAGAAAGCCGTTGATAAGTTCCTTCAAAAAATTTTCTCCAAAAAACTTTTTTGTATTCTTGCTCAATTTTAGGGTATATTTTTTCAATTTTTTTTATGGTTTCTTCCAATGCTTTGTTCTCTTCATATTTCTTTTTAAGTTCATCTCCAGTTTGCAATTCTCTTACATTAGTACTATTAAATCCTTCAATTTCTTTATAAAGTTTCTCACCTAGCAATTCCAAACACCTCGTTAAGCAGTTGTTTTGCAGCTTCAAAATCATTACTTAACTTTTCTTCAATTTTTTCGGCAAGAACTTCTAACACAAGATTTTCATCATGGTGAATGTTGATATGTACTCCTAAAGCTGGTTTACCATCCGACACTTCTATAATGAATAAAGCGTCTTCTTTTTTAAAAGTTAATTTTAAAAAGGTTGCTGGCTGATAAGAAAATGATGTGGGTCTTATGGTTATATTAAATATATCTTTAACCTCTCTGTTCTCTTTGCATGAAAAGTAAAAATTAAATCCATATGCTATTGCATATCTAGTTTTAGCGGCTAACAATGCTTTTTTAAGGGTTTCTTGGAAGTAAGAAGGTATATTATCATCAATTGCTTTGGATTGTATTTGGTAACGATTTTCAAATATTGATATATCAAAACCGGAGGTTTGATAACTAATTATTCCTGGACTTGTAGGTATTTGATTATCCCAAAATATAGCTGGAGTTTCTTTTGTGAATAAATTTGTTAATTCATTTATTTCTATTGCATGTTTACCAGTATCAGAAAATACTACTACAAGATTTAGACCATCAAGATTATAGTTCATAAGTTAATCCCCCTTTAAATCTTTCGATCCTTACAATTATATTATAACATTTTGTAAAATAAGTTGAATAAAATTTATTAAATTTTAAGTTGTTTTTATTTATATCTCTAAAAAGGCAAATCATCTATATCTGCTGTTGATATTTTTTCTAATTCTTCTTTAGCTTCTTGCCATGGCTTTAATAGCCCATCCTTAAAAAATGTTGTTTCTGAACCACAATAAGGACAATATCTTGCATTACCTGGGACTATTTTCCCACATGCAGGTTTAATTATTTCACCTGTGAAATTATTAAATTCATCATAGTCATGAGTACACTTATTTACTAAATACGTACCGCAGATGATACAATATTGTTCATCTGGATCTTCTCCTATCTCTTCATTCCCGCATACAGGGCATATAACAGCTCGGCCATTCTTATCAAGTTTATATCCATCGTTATATATCATGTTACCGCTTCTCCTTTCTAATTTCGCCCCACATATAGGGCAATAAACATAATCAAGTGATTTAGTATCATATCCACATACAAGACAGTGTTTTTTATGTAAAAAATCATTGAAGTACTCTAATATTAATAAATCTTTTTTATCTATCTTTTTATTTCGACTCCATTTTTTATAATCTTCAAATCTATATGAAGCAGCTTCCTGTGATATCCCACAAATGCTTGCAATATCGGCACTGTTTTTTATCTTTAATTTGTATAATATAATTGGATAAGCAAGCAACAATGATGCAAAATAGTTTGCTTCTTTTTCCATCCAATTGTATTCCTTGTTTGTTAAAGCATTTCCAAAAATTCGCGTGTTATTTGTAATAATGTGGTGCCCTAATAGTATATGTCCTAGTTCATGAGCCAAGGTCCATCTTTGTCTTTCAGGAGTTTTAATATAAATAAATCCGAACTTTATGTCATTATAATAAATGATATACCTATTGGTTTTAGGATCATAAACCGTACATCCTTCATCAGTATTTAAATACATATAAACTTCATGAAGAGAAAGACTATACTTTTTCATAAATTTACTAAATGGGACAACCTGAGAATTAGGAATTTTGCGAAAAAGTTTTTTAACATCAATGGGGTAAGAATCTATTTTAAATTCAATATATAAATCGGAGACGACATTTTTTATATAACCAAACCTTGGTGAGTTATATTTAATTCTATTCATTTTCATCTTCTTCCTCATCTTCGTTGAAGAAATCTTCAAACGAAGCTTTTAAAATTTTCATCATTCTTTCTCGATCTTTAGGGGACATTTTTTGTCGTGCTCTCTCAATTATTCTTAGATCTGGGTCATCTTCTACGGCCTCTGTGATTTCGTCAGAGGGGTTGCGTATGTCAGTATGTCCTAGGAGGTAGTCTACGCTGACATTAAAAATCTTTGCTAGTTTTTCTACAAACTCGATATTGGGAACTCTTTTACTGTTTTCATATCTTGACAAAGTTGCTTTGGTTGTACCCATCATTTCCGCTAATTTTTCTAAACTAATTCTTTTTTCTTTTCTTAATTCTCTCATTCTTTCCGAAAAAGTTGCCATATTAACACCACCCTTGTTTTTTATTATATACTTCGGTTACCATTTTTAAAAGATAAGTCACCAAAAATATAATTTTTTTAAAAGAGACTATTGACAAGTTACCAAAAGTGAACTATAATAAAATCAGAGGAAGTTACCGAATGAATAACAAAGAGGAGGTGGCAGGATACAATGAAAAGAAATCCAAATTTTAAATTAAAAGCATTAAGGTTAGAGCACAATTTAAAACAAACTGATATGGCTAAACTATTAGGGATGAGCGAAACTACTTATAATCGTAAAGAAAATGGGATAACTGAATTTACTGAAAGTGAAATAGAGAAGATTTGTGACATCTTTAATAAAAAGCCCGAAGAGATTTTTTTTAGAAACAATGTTACCAAAAGTATAACAAAAATAAAAGAGGAGGTGAGTTAATATGAACGAATTACAAATTTTTAAAAACGACGAGTTTGGAGAAATAAGAATTTTAATGAGAGATGGTGAACCTTGGTTTGTTGCAAGTGACATATGCAAGGTTTTGGAATTAAGTAACATAACAGAAACACTGAAAAGAGTAGATGAGGATGAGTTAAGTATTACTGAAGTCATCGATTCATTAGGCAGAAGGCAACAAGTTTATATAGTCAATGAAGCAGGATTGTATAACTTGATTTTGTTAAGCCGAAAGTCAGAGGCTAAAAAGTTCAAAAGATGGATAACACATGAGGTTTTACCTTCTATAAGAAAGCATGGAGCATATCTAACGCCAGAGAAAATTGAAGAGGTTCTTTTAAATCCAGACACTATAATTCAGCTTGCACAACAATTAAAAGAAGAAAAGCAAAAGCGATTAGAGGCAGAAAAAACAATCCAGATTATGAAACCGAAAGCCGAGTTTTTCGATGCAGTAGCTGGCAGTAAAGATGCAATTGACATGAATAGAGCAGCAAAATTGATATACGAGGAAACAAGAATGGGCAGGAACAAACTCTTTAAACTTTTACGAGAGAAAGGTGTCCTCATGAAAGACAATATACCTTATCAGGAATATATCGACAAAGGCTACTTCAGAACAATCGAGCAAAAATACACCAAACCAGATGGCACAACACATATCTACATCAAAACTCTTGTATATCAAAAAGGTTTAGACTTCATAAGAAAAGTCATTAAAGAGGACAATGTCATAGCTTTGAAAAGAGCATGAGGAGGTGAGAGGGATGGAAAAGTCTATGAAAGGTGAAAACAATAAAATCAATATACTATCGGATTTGTACACAAAATTAGTTGTTGAAACAGATGAAGATAACCCTGAAACCATAGCTGTGATAACAGATACGGATGTTATCCCAGCAGATGGTTACAGGGTTAGACTAACACCTAAATATGATTAACCTTTAGGCGGGAACGGATCATTACCATGACTATCTTTGCTCTGAATCTTACCATCCTTGCCATGGATAATTAATTCGGAGCCTTGATTTTTGGCAATCTGCCTAGCAATATCAATGGCCTCTTGTTTAGTATCAGTTACCTTAGTAGCTTTTTGATTGCCTTCGCCTTTGACTTGCCAACCGCCACTAGGATGTGGAGTAACGTGTTGGTTTTTACCCACAATATCACCTCCTCTCCAAGAACATTTTACCACTAGAGGGAGGGAAAAGAAAAGGAGGTATGCAGGATGGATAATCTCCAAGGACAAGCGAGCGTAGAAAGAATCACAATGTCAGCAAAGGAGGCAGCAGCTTATTTAGGAATAAGTTACTGGCTTATTCTTGAAATGGCCAAAAGGCATGAAATACCGTACATTGCTTGTGGCAGTCGTAAACTTTTCAGAAAAGAAGCGCTTGATAAATGGATGGAAGAACAGGAGAAGAAAGCTTTAGAAAGACCGAGTCAATACGGTGTCTTGAGAAAAATTTATTGAAAGGAGAGTAAGCATGAACATAAGTTGGGGACATGAACCCTTATCAGAACGAGAAGAAGAGTATATTTTAAAACTTACATGGAAAGAAAAATTTGAAATAGAACGACTTATTTACATTGAAAAAGAAGAAGTTACTAAAAATATTGATTTTCTGAAAAAAATAAAAAAATCAGAGGAGATGAAATAAATGTCAATCAGGCTTGCAATGTTATTATACAAACTTGGTTTTAGCGTCACACACGACGCAGACAAGAAGAGAGTTATAATTTACAGATCTTGAGTATAGCACATTTTTATAAAAAAAGAAAGGAGAGTTTATTATGCAAGCTAGTGTTTTAGTTAAAACGAAGGATATGGACAAATCTGAGTGGCTTCAATGGAGAAAGAAGGGCATAGGCGGTTCAGATGTTGCTGCTATAGCTGGATTAAGTAGATATAAAAGCCCAGTACAGGTATGGCTAGAGAAAACAGGCCAAGTCGAGCCGGAGGAACCCGGAGAAGCAGCTTATTGGGGACAGGTTTTAGAAGAGATAGTTGCAAAAGAATTTACAGCCAGAACAGGGAAGAAGCTTAAAAGAAGATTGGCTATTCTTCAACATCCACGGTATCCCTTCATGATTGCAAATATTGACCGTGTGGTTGTTGGAGAAGAAGCAGGATTTGAAGCTAAGACCACCAGTGAATGGCACAAAAATGAATGGGAGGACGATAAAATCCCAGATGAATATATATTGCAGGTCCAGCATTATATGGCCGTAACTGGTTTCTCAAAATGGTATATAGCCGTACTTATAGGAGGTAACAAATTTCGCTGGAAGGTTATTGAAAGAGATGAGGAAATTATTCATTACCTTTTCAAAATTGAAAGCGACTTTTGGAAACTAGTAGAGACTAATACACCTCCAGAAATGGATGGAAGTCAAGCTAGTACTGAAGCACTAAAATTACTTTATCCAAAAGCTGAAGAAGGAAAGGCAATAGAATTACCGTTGAGTACTCAGGACCTCATAGAAGAATATGAACAAATATGTGAAAAAGAAAAAGAGATAGCTGAACAAAAAGAAGCAGTAGTCAATAAACTTAAAGCATTATTAGGCGATGCTGAAATTGGATACGTCGGAAATAAGCGTGTGATATGGAAAAATATTAGCTCAGCCAGACTTGATACTAAGGCCTTAAAAGAAGAAATCCCAGAAGTATATGAAAAATACGCAAAATTAACAACTTATAGGCGTTTTGAAATTAAATAGAAGGAGGATTTTATCATGGGTAAAACAGTAAAAAATGATGAATTAAAAAATAAATTAGCCAAAAAAGCTGAAAATACTCCAGCACCGGGGAAAACATTAAAAGCTCTGCTTCAGGACCAGAGTGTTAAAAATAGATTCAATGAGTTGTTAGGTAAAAAATCTGCAGGTTTTATATCCTCTCTGCTTAATGTTGTAAATTCTAACCCACAACTTCAAGCTGCAGATCCGCACAGTATTCTTTCTGCTGCTGCTCTTGCTGCTGCTTTGGACCTTCCTATAGATCCAAATCTCGGTTTTGCATATATAGTCCCATATAACGTGCGTCAAGGTGATGCTCATATTTTAAAAGCTCAGTTTCAACTTGGATATAAAGGATATATTCAATTAGCAATGCGTACAGGTGCATACAAGACAATAAATGCAACAGAGGTATATGAAGGAGAAATAAAAAATTATAACCGCTTTACAGGTGAATTTGAATTTGGTGAAAAGGAATCAGATAAGATAATAGGCTATATAGCATATTTCAAGTTGTTAAATGGCTTTGAAAAGTATCTTTACATGACTGTTGAAGAAATAGAGAGACATGCAAAACGTTACTCTAAAAGTTATGACAGCAAAAACAGTCGTTGGAAAGAAGATTTTCACAGCATGGCACTTAAAACAGTGATAAAAAGATTACTCTCTAAATACGGTATTCTCTCAATTGAAATGCAGACCTCACTCTTAGCGGATCAGGCAGTAGTAAAACAAGATGAAGAAGGCAATATAAACTATGAATATCCAGATAATATCACACTGGATGAAGAGTATTATATAGTGCATGATGAAGAAGAAACCCAAGAACAGCAGAGCGAAAGTGAAAATAACGAAGAAAAAGAAACTACTGGACAGATTAGTATAGAGGCGTAGATAGAAAGGCAGTCAGGAGGTTATCCACTCTCTGGCTGCTGCCTCTACCTCTATAGCAAAGGAGAGGAGAAATAATGCCAAATAGAATTTTAAAAGAAAGCATAACGACAAGTGATACAATAAATGAACTCACTCCAGAGGAAGAAGTTTTCTTTTATAGATTGTTAGTGGTTTGTGATGACTATGGCCGTATGGATGCAAGACCAAGCATATTAAGGGCTAAGTGCTATCCTCTTAAGCTTGATAGTGTGAGTGAAGATGATATCAAATCATGGCTTAATAAGTTAGTTAAAGTTGGCTTAATAAAGCTTTATATCGGTAGTGATAATAAACAGTATCTTCAGGTAGTTACGTGGGATAAACATCAGCAGGTGAGAGCAAAGAGAAGTAAATATCCTGAGCCTGTTGAATATATAGAGGGAAATGATAGAAGCAATAATGCAGATGATAGTAACATGATATCATCTGATATCAAATGTAATCAAATGAATGCATATGTCCCCGAGAATCCTAATCCTAATCCGAATCCTAATCCGAATATAAATACATATGTCGCAACTGACGTTGCTCAGTGTGTGTCTGTCCCGGCTGAGAAGCCATCTGACTCTACGGAAGATGGTGGAGCGCAGTCTAAAAAGACTGGCAAAGACGGATACACACAAGAGTTTGAGGAGTTTTGGAAGCATTATCCCCGAAAGATAGAGAAAAAGCGTGCTTTTAGAGCATGGAAAGCAAGGTTAAGAGAGGGAGTAGACCCTGAAATTCTAATTCAGGCATGTAAAAATTATGCTGCTTATTGTACTAAACAGGGTTTAGAGCAGCGGTATATAAAACATGCTAGTACTTTCTTGGGGCCTGATAAACCGTTTGAAGAGTATGTAGATGGGCCTCCTGAAACTGTGCAAGATGGAAGCAGTCTGCTTAAAGAGCCTAAAAGTTGGGGCATTTTGAGGAATCTTTATGATAAATACAGGCAAGAGGAGGAAAAAGGGGTATGAAAAAAACTGAAGTGGTAAAACTCTTGGTGGTTATCAATGCAGCCTTTCCAAACATGCAAGTAACTGAGGCCATGGTGGACTTATGGCATGAGCTACTTGGTGATATTGATTTTAATCTTGCAAAGGCTGCTGTTAAGAAAATACTTCTTGAAAGTCCTTATCCTCCAACAATAGCTGATATTCGTAAACAGGCAGCAGAAATAATAATGCCGAAGGAAAATAAAATTGACGCTGCGGAAGCATGGGGAGAAGTGGAAAGAGCGATACGCTTGTATGGTTCATACATGGAGGAAGAGGCAATATCCAGCATGAGTCCTGCTGTAGCAAGAGTAGTGAAATATATTGGCTGGAGAGAAATATGTCTTTCTGAAGAACCGGGGGTAGTAAGAGGACAATTTTTGAAAATGTATCAACAATTACAAGAGCGGGAGAGAAAAGAGGCTCTATTACCGGAAGGATTAAAAAGAGATATAGCGATGCTTACGGAACAACGTTTAATGCTGGGAGAAGGGGGAGAGGCAGATGATTCTTAATGAAATAGCTCAGGCTATTGAACAGCTTAAAATTGCAGAAGAGAGATTCAATAATGCTATTGGCGATGAAATAGAGATAGCGATATATGAGCTAAAGGCTGCTGAGTTGAGATTGAATATGCTATTGAGAGAAGTTAAAGAGGCCAAAAAGAAGGTGACAGCATGAGATACAAAATTGTGATACCTGGAAGGCCGGTCCCTAAAGGGAGGCCACGTTTTTCAAAAGGACATGCTTATACACCAGAAAAGACAAGAATGTATGAGGAACTAGTAGGTTGGAAAGCAAAGCAAGTAATAAAAAGCCCTCTTAGAAAGAATATTGCGGTCTATATAACTATCTACGCAAGTAGCAAGATACAGGGTGATCTGGATAATTACGCAAAGTCTATTCTTGATGGAATGAATGGCGTAGCTTACATAGATGATAAGCAAATATGCAGTTTATCTATACAGAGAATTTCTGACAAGGAGGAGCGTGTGGAAATTGAAATAGAGGAGATGTTAGTATGACTGAGAAAATAAAACCTCTTGGTGAACCTATAGAAGCACTTGCGATAGGGCTAAAACTGATGAAATTGGCTATGAATAAGTATAATATAAGTGCAGAAGAAGCTGTAAGCGAAACATTAAGACGTATAAATATTATGCAAAGAGAAGGCATGATTTTTGATAAAAATTTTAGGGGATGGTATCATAAACAAAAGATTTCAGGAATGTGTGTAACATGTGGGAAAAGACCCGCAGAACCCGGATATACAAGATGTAAAATTTGTAGGGTTAAAGCTAAAGAATCACAAGATAAGTTTTGGAAGAGAGGTAAGTATAAAAAGGAGGTATCGCTATGAGTGAAGATGTTCTGAAATACTGCTACAGGTCGATAGTGCGATACCTGAACGGAGATATGGCACTTTTCCTTCAATACATGGACAAGGCAATGGAGCTATACGAAGAAGAGAAGAAGAAAGGGAGACTGTACATAACAATAGAGGAGCTCTTGGATTTAGCTACGAAAGAAAAATTAAGCCTGATTATGAAAGGTGGCTGAAAAAATATGACAAAATACGATTTAATGCAATATAGGTGGATTCTTAAAAACATAGAAAAGCTAGAAGAGAAATTGTTAGAGATAGATGCGCAGTTACAAAGAATTACAACACGGTATACGCTAGTGGCGGTATCCAGAACGGGTAATAGAGATGTGATGGGGGATTTGATTATAAAGAAAATGGAAGTAGAGGAAGAAATAAATAAAAAATTGCAAGAAAGTTATAAAAAGCTAAACGAGATAGAAAAGGCAATAAAAAAACTGGATGAAAGAGAAAAACTGCTGATAAGGTTGAGGTATATATATGGCAAGAGCTGGGCAGAAATATGCGATGAGATGAACTACAGTTGGGCGCAAATACATAGAATACACAAAGAAGCATTAGAAAAATTAAAAAAAGATGAGACTAAATGATACACTTTTGTATGATATAATGTAAGTGGAATTATATAAATTTTATTTGTTTAGCCCGGTCACCCCGCCGGGCTTTTGTTATGCTTGTAAGAAAATTTATGTTGGTGTAGAATATATTTATAAAAATATTTTTGAAATGGGGGTATAATTATGGCACTATTTGGCGGTAAAGACAATAAAGAAGAAAAACGACAAGAAGAAATGCAAAAATTTATGGAGAAATACCAATTAGAAGATTTAGATGAAAAAGACTTAGTGGTGTTACGAAGGATATCGCAAGATTTAGCAGGGAATAAATGGTTCAAAGCAGGTATGGCACTAAGTTTTGCAAAAGCAGAAGAACAAGCAAAAGTAACGTATTTGTCCGCATTGGTAGAGCAAAATTGGATGATAATAAGACAATTAAGCAGATTAAACAGAAATATAGAAAAGCTATTAGAAAAATAAGACATGTAGGTGATAGCGTGAAGCCATGGGCAGAGCGTTTTTATAAATCAAAAGCTTGGCAGGAAGTTCGCCAGGCTTATTTTATTTATCAGCATGGAATATGTGAGAGGTGTGGGAAACCGGGAGAAATAGTTCACCATAAGATATATTTAACGCCAGAAAATATAAACGACCCGAATATAACACTTAGCTTTGATAATCTTGAACTGTTATGTCAGGATTGCCATAACAAAGAGCATAGTACAAAAATGCCTGTTGCAGAAGGCTTAGCGTTTGATGATGAAGGGAACTTAATTCAATCCCCCCCACCTTCTAAATAGAGGAGGGGCTTGGAGACCGGCGGCGCGGCCCTTCGAAAACCTCGGAATGGGCTTTTACACGAGGGGGGCTGACCAGCAGCGGCCAAAATCGGCCAAAACGTCGCAAAACTGGCCAAAGTTGCGCAAAAATTTTTTAAAGGTGGTAAAAATGCTTAAAGAAGAAAAGGAAAAATTATACAAGAAAGAATTACAGAAACTGAATAGATACTTCAAGAATATTCCAAAGGCAGACCAACAATTGATAGAAGGGCTCAAACAACAAGCTGCGTTTTTATATGCGACATTGCAGGAACTACAGGAGCGCATAAACGAGGAAGGACCTGTCGAATTGTTTGTGCAGGGCAAACAGCGTTTATTACGTGAACATCCAGCGTCAAAGATTTATAACGAGATGGTTAAGAGCTATGCTGCTATTATTAAACAGTTGCTTAGTATGTTGCCAAAAGAGGAGGCAAAGCCAGTAGAAGATGAGTTGATGGCTTTTGTTAAAAGGGCGGGAAGATAATGCAGAACTATATACTGGAATACTGGGAGAAGATAGAAAGAGGCGAGATAGCGGCATGTAAAAGATTAAAACAACAATACAAAAAACTTGTCGATGAAATAGAGAACCCACGTGAACCGTGGGTTTTTGATTTAGAGAAGGCCAATCAGCCCATCGAGTTCATAGAGAAATTCTGTAAGCACTCCAAGGGCAAGTGGGCAGGCAAGCCGGTCAAGCTGGAGCTCTTTCAGAAGGCGCTTATTCAAGCCGTGTATGGCTTTGTGCATAAAGAAACAGGATTGAGGCGGTGCAGGGAAGTATTTATCTTGTTGGGGCGGAAGAATGGTAAATCAACGCTCATGAGTGCTTTGGGGTTATACATGCTCGTAGGTGATGGTGAAGGTGGGGCAGAATGTTATTCGGTAGCCACAAAAAAAGATCAGGCAAGGATCGTGTTCGCTGAAGCTTGCAACATGGTAAGCCAAAGCCCGGCACTCAGAAAACATTTAAAGAAGCGCAAGACGGATTTATACTTTCCTGTTACATTTGGCAAGTATGAGCCGTTGGCATCGGAAAGTAACAGCTTGGATGGGCTTAACTCTCACTGTGTAATCATGGATGAGCTACACGCTATTAAGGACCGGAACTTATACGATGTCATGAAGCAGTCGATGGCGGCAAGAGAACAGCCCATTCTGTTTATGATTACAACTGCTGGCTTTGTTCGTGAATGTATTTTTGATGATATATACAACTATGCCTGTAAGGCCCTTGATGGCGTGATAGATGATGAAAGGTTTTTGGCGTTTATTTATGAGCTTGATGATAGAAGCGAGTGGACGGATTTTCGGGCATGGGAGAAGGCCAACCCAGGGCTTGGGACGATTAAGAATTACGAGGAACTGGCAGCAAATGTAGAGCGTGCCAAAAACGATCCTAATTTCTTGCCAACAGTCCTTACCAAAGATTTTAATGTTCGCGAAACTCTATCCAGTGCATGGTTAACCTTTGCTGAGGCGAACAATGAAGAAACGTTCGATATGGAAGAGATTCGAGGATGCTATGCTGTAGGTGGTGTGGACTTGAGTGCTACCACCGACTTGACGGCTGCAGCACTTCTGGTGATGAAGCCTGGGAGCGAAAAGATATATGCTATTGTGCAAAGTTTTATGCCGGCTGACGCTGTAGAGGAGCGCACTAAAGAAGATAAGGTGCCATACGATATTTGGGTTCAGCGCGGATTAATAACACCCAGCCGTGGCAACAGGGTTGACTACAGAGATGTGACTGATTGGTTCTTGATGATGAAGGATAAATACGACATCTATCCTTATTGGGTTGGCTATGATAGCTGGAACTCACCCGCATGGGTTGAAGATATGGAAATGCGGGCAGGCTTTGAGCGTAACAAAACGCTAATACCAGTGATTATGGGAGCGAAGACATTGAGCGCTCCCATGAAACTTTTGAAGGCCGATCTGGGGAGTAAGCGAATAAACTATAACAACAATCCTGTATTGAAGTGGGCCTTGACAAATCTGGAAGTAGAAGTAGATAAGAACGAGAATATTAGACCGGTGAAGGGTAGAAATAAACGGCGTCGTATTGACCCGGCGGTAGCCCTCATCATTGCTTACACTGTTCTGTTGCAGGTTTATGAAGACTACCGTAACTTGAATTGTTGAGGAGGCAGGCTCCATGAGTTTATTAGGCACTATAGCGAATTTATTCAAAAAGAAACAGTACACATATATGCAGCCCGTGGATGATTATGAGCCGATTTTTATCCAATGGGGTGGAATACCATACGAAAATGACGTGGTGCGTGCTGCAGTGGATACTATAGCCAGGAACGCTGCAAAGCTGAATCCCAAACATGTGCGTGTGTCAGATGCCGGGATTTTTTGGATGAGAAGCAATTTGGAAAGGCTTCTTGCTTTGGAGCCCAACCCGTACATGTCGGCTTTTGATTTTTACTATCGTCTTGTAACTATGCGGGAACTGGATAACAATGCTTTTGCGTTGATTGTTTGGGGTGATTCAGGGGAAGTCCAGCAGCTTTTGCCAATCAACTGTTCGCAGGCAGAAATTCTTGAAGACAGGACAGGTACTCTTTATGTACGTGTGTGGTTGCTTGGAGAAAAATTTGAGTTTCCTTATAGCGAAGTCATTCATCTGCGCAAACATTATTACAAAAGTGAAGTGTGGGGAGAGAGTAATGATCCTATCAACACCGGCCTAAACATTCTTACAACTGTGGAACAGGGACTTGCAGAAGGGGTAAAAACCTCCACGTATTTACGTGGGATTATAAAATATCAAGGGGTCCTAAAAGATGAGGACATAAAGAAAAATCGAGATAAATTTGTAGCCGAATATATGGATATTCAGAAGTCTGGTGGTGTGGCAGCTCTTGACGCCAAAGCGGAATATATTCCAGTCGAAAGTAAACCACAACTGGTTGATGCCGAGCAATTAAAAGTACTTAAAGACAAGGTTTATCACTACTTTGGCGTTAATGATGCAATTGTAACTGGAAATTACAACGAAGACCAGTGGACTGCTTTTTATGAAAGCATCTTGGAGCCTATTGCAGTGCAAATGAGCTTGGAGTTTACCAGAAAAATTTTTACGCCAAAAGAAATCGGCCACGGTAACCGGATTATTTTTGAGAGCAATCGCTTGCAGTATGCAAGCGTACGGACAAAAACTCAACTTATAAAAGAGCTTATGCAATTTGGGATTTTGACGATTAATGAAGCCAGAGAAATTCTTAACCTAGCGCCTATTCCCAATGGTGATAGGCGGTTAGTGAGCTTGAATTATGTTAATGCTGACAAACAGGACCTTTATCAGGTAGGAAAGGAGGAAGAATAAAATGCCTGCTGTGCCTGTGCATCACACAGATTGGGTAGATAAGCCGTGGGACGGACCCGGCAATGTGGCAAAGCTGCGTAGCGGGGAACCTAGAAGTTATTACAGAAAAATGTTTGCTTGGGAAGCACCAGAAGACGAGGCAGATCCCACAACCAAGTCGGCGTATAAATTGCCGCATCACGAAGTGGACAATGATGGCAATCCTGGCCCTGCGAATGTGCGTGGATGTATTGCAGTTATAGCTGCCTTGAACGGCAGCCGTGGAGGGGTTGATATCCCCGACAAAGATAGACAACCTACCTGGAAACACGTTGCAACGCATTTGTGGGATGCAGACATGGAGCCTGCCGAGCTTAAAAAATTGATTATACCTGAAAGAGAAACAAGAAGGGCAGAAATAAGGATCACACAGATACAAGACAATGATGAAGAAATGATTGTCGAAGGCAGGGCTATAGTTTACAATTCACCCACGGTTATAGCGGAAATCGATGGGCAGAAGTATTATGAAGTTATTATGTCAGGCGCTTTGGATGGTGCAGATTTGCGGGATGTGCCTTTTAAGTACAATCATAGTGATCACATTATGGTTATGGCCAGAACACGCAATAAAACCCTGGAATTGATACCAGACGATAAGGGGTTGCTGATAAGGGCCAAACTTGCCAACACAACTGCGGGAAGAGATTTATATGCACTGATAAAGCGTGGCGATGTTGATAAAATGAGCTTTGCGTTTACCGTGGCAGAGGATAGTTATGACTCCGAAACAAGAACACGAAAAATATATCGTTTTAAGCGTATTTGGGATGTATCTGCAGTGGACATACCGGCCTATGAAGATACGTATATAGCTGCACGTAGCTATTTGCTTGAGCACGAGGCAGTAAATCAGATATATAAGTGGATAGAAAAAGAAAAAGCCAAAAAGCGCAGAAAGCTGTATTTGATGACGTTTGTTTAGCCCTTGCTTCCTGGAGAGGAAGAATAGGGTTTGATACTTGGCTTGCTGTGCCGGACGGCAAGCAGGCACCACTGGAGAGTGGGATATATAACGAAAATCAAAAATAAAATGGGGAGGTAGAATTGTATGGAGAACAGACTTGCTCTGAAATTAGAGGAGCGTTTAAACGAAATTGAGGCACGGAGGGTTGAAATCCGTGCAATGTTGGAAACTGATGATGATGTAGATCTTGATGCTCTGGAAAAAGAGTTGAGGGAGCTAGAAGCTGAAGAAAAGAAGTTGAGGGCGCGCATTGAAGTAATTTCAAAGTTGGCAGGGCAGCCTGGGCAGAATTATAATCCTAGGAGTTTAGGTGCTGCTCCTGAAACAGCAGCCCCCAAAGACGCAGAGAGAGAAGAAGCCGAAAAACGAGGTCAGGCTCTAAAGGAAGGCCGTACCGTAACAATAAGCTCTACGCAGCTTATTCTGCCAAAGCATTATGCTACTGACATTAAGCCTACTTTCCGTGAAGTGTCCAGTTTAATCGACAGAGTAAATATAAAGGAGTTGAAAGGCGGCGAATCTTTCCAGCAGCCTTACCTTGTTGGATACGGTGAGGGCGATTATACACTTGAGGAGGCCGATTATGCAGTAGCGAAGACACAGTTTGGGTACGCAACAATAAACAAAGCAAAGGTTACGGCTTATGCAGAGGACACCGAGGAGGTTTTGAAGTTGCCTGCGGCAGATTATGATGCTGAGGTGCGCAAAGGCGTTCGTGAAGCACTGCGTAAACGCATTACAAAGCAGATACTGGTAGGCGCTGGAACGTCTAATGCTATTGTGGGTATTTTCAGCGCCAACGCAACGGCCATCGATCCAGCAACTGACCTGCCCATTGCAGCTATAGACGCTAATACCTTGGACGAGATAATTTACAGCTTTGGTGGCGACGAGGCAGTAGAGGAACAGGCGGTGCTGATTTTAAACAAGAAAGACTTAAAAGCTTTTGCGCAGCTCCGCACCACCGATGGCAGAAAATTACATGAAATTAAATTCAATGCTGATGGAAACAGCGGTACCATTGACGGCATTCCGTTCATCATCAACTCTGCGTGCAAGGCCATTTCCGATCCGGCCACTGTTGCAGGCGATTACTGCATGGCTTACGGGCCTCTGGCTAATTACATGCTAGTAATATTTAGTGATATTGAAATATTGAGGTCCACGGATTACAAATTCCGCCAGGGTGTTGTAGCGCATAGGGCATCCATATTTGTGGGTGGTAATGTGGTGGCTAAGAACGGATTCCTGAGAATCAAGAAGGCTTCTACTGTATAAAACAGAACTGGGCTGGAGTGAACTAATAGTTTCACTCCAGCCTTTTTCTAAAGAGGTGATAATGTGAAAGTTTTAGTCATTAAAGCGTTTATAGATAAACGTACCGGTATTCCTTATAACAGTGGATATTATTATGAAAGTGATGATTTGGAGCGAATAAAAGAATTGCAGCGATTGGGGTACTTGGAGCAGGTTTCGTTTGAAGAAGGACCGGAGCAGGCTGTGTTGACCAAACCAGAGAAAACCAGCAAGAAGCGAAAGCTGTAATTTGTGCTACCTGTTTTTTTAAGGTGGTGATGTGATGATAGTAACACTTGAGGAAGCTAAACAGCATCTTAGGGTAGACACAAACGACGATGACGGATATATTCTGACTCTAATTGCTGCAGCAGGGAAATTTATTCAAGATGCGACAGGTAAAACGTTTGATAGTACAAATCCTCTTGCTAAAACTGTAGTTCTTTTGCTTGTAGGTGACTTGTACGAGAAACGAGAACTCACAACAGATAAGGCAAGTGAGAAGATACGAGACATTGTAACAATGATATTGACGCAGCTTAGCTTAAGTGGTGATAGCACATGATTAGCATTGGTGATTTAAGACATCGAATAACATTACAAAAACGCATAGACACGACAGATGCTGACGGTTTTACTACTCAGCAGTGGCAAGATGTTGCAACAGTTTGGGCAGCGGTTGAAAATCTACACGGGAGAGAATATTGGGAAGCGGCAGCGGTGCAAGCAGAGAATACTGTTAAATTTACGATTCGCTATAGAGCAGATGTTGATACTTCTATGCGAATCAAATTCAGAGATAAATACTACAACATCGTTGCGATTGATAATATCAAATACCGTAATGAATACATCGAAATCAAAGCACAGGAAGTGGTGCAGAGTGGCAGTTGAAGTCAAATTTGAGGGCATGGATGAGCTTATAAAAGCTGTGGAAGCACTTGGGCAGAAAGGCAGTAGAATAGAGAACGAAGCATTGCGTGAAGCAGGAACATATCTTGCTGAAGAGATGAAGAAAGAAGCACCGGTTAGGACAGGAGCGCTACGGGACAGTATAGAGGTGTCAAACGCCAAAACAAAGCAAGGACAGAAATACGTAGAAATTGGGCCCAATAAGGACACAAATTGGAGAGCGAAATTTATTGAATTTGGCACTGTGAAGATGAGAGCTAATCCATTTATGAGCAGAACATACGGAAAAAACAAAGACAAAGTACAGGAGATAATTAGACAGAAGCTCAAAGAAGGGCTGGGATTGTGATGAGTATAAACCAGCTTGTAATAAATGCATTGAAAAGCGTAAATGTGCCTGTTTCTTTTCAAACATATTCAGGCACAGCAGACCCTTATATCACATTCTTTTGTTACTTGGAAACAGGTGAACTGTATAGTGATGACGTTCAACAAGGGACAGCTTACTATGTGCAAGTGGACGTTTGGAGTAAGGGTAACTACTCAAGTATAGTCGAACAGGTAAAGTCAGCTATGAAGCAAGCTGGCTTTTCTTTTCTGAGTGCGTATGATTTGTACGAGAATGATGTGAAAGTGTATCACAAGGTTCTGAGATTTTATTATTTGGAGGTGTAATAAATGGCTAACAGCGTTAAGATAGGGCTTAAAGATGTTTACTATGCATTGCTTACTAAAGACGATGCAACAGGTGTGACATATCAAACTCCTGTTCAAATTGCAGGAGCTATATCAGCTAAGATTTCAGCAAAAACAGACAGTGTAACGCTTTATGCTGATGATGGAGCTTTTGAGACTGCGTCTTCATTAGGAGAAATTACATTAGAGCTTGAAATGGCAGATTTGCCTTTGTCAGTACAAGCTGCTCTATTGGGACACACGGTAAATAATGGCGTTTTAGAGGCAAAAAGCACAGACCAAGCACCTTATGTAGCAGTAGGGTTTAGAGCGTTGAAAAGCAATGGTAAGTACCGTTACTATTGGCTACTTAAAGGTAAATTTGAAATACCGGATGATGAGAGTCAGACTAAAGAGGATAAAGTGAAATTTCAGACAGCGAAGTTGAAAGGCACTTTTGTTTGCAGAGTATATGACGGAAAATGGAAGCTTGTTGGAGATGAAGACGAGCAAGGCTTTACAGCAACAGACTGGTTTACAGCAACAAAGATTAACGCTGGCACAGGAGCTTAATCCTGTGCCTTTTACATATTTAGAAGGGAGTGTAACATAGATGGGCAATGTTAGAGATATAAGAACAAAACTAATACCAATACAACTTGACAAAGAAAGACATCTTAAATTTGATCTAAACGCATTTGCGGAGCTTGAAGAACTTTACGGCGATATAAATACTGCATTTGAAGCAATGCAAAAGGGGAGCATAAAGGCTATAAGAGCTATGTTGTGGTGTGGTTTGATACATGAAGACAAGAGCCTAACACTTGAGCAAGTGGGCGAAATGGTGCATTTAGGGAATATGAACGAAGTAATGAATGCAATTACACAAGCTATATCTGAAGCAATGCCAGAGGTGGATAAAACCGAAAAAAACTAACTGAACCCAGTGAGAAAAGCTGGGATTGGGCTTGGATTTATTATCTTGGGAGAAATATATTGGGGCTTTCGGAAGAAGAGTTTTGGGCCAGTACACCAAGAAAGATAATTGCTCTGTTTAATGTGTATAAGAAGGTTCGAGGAATAGAAACAGCAGAAGAAGAACAAGAAGTATTCATAGACCAGATACCTTTCTTATAATGAAAGGCAGGTGAGAATAGTGCCGAACGAAGAAATTGGTAAACTTAACGTCGTTGTTAATTTGGATAGCACGGGTTTTCAAAACGGAATATCGCAGCTTAACAGACAAATGAAGTTAGTACAATCAGAATTTCAAGCTGCTACTGCAAAGCTTGGGGATTTTGGAAGCAGCACAGACAAACTAAAGTTGCAAGCTGATGCTCTGTCAAAACAAATAGAAATACAAAAGCAAAAGGTAGCAGCGCTTGAACAAGCTTATCAAAGAAGTGTCGAAACAAAAGGTGCAGATGCGAAAGCTACACAGGATTTAGCTATTAAGCTTAACAAAGCACAGGCTGAACTTGCTAACTTGGAGAACGAATTAAAGAAAACAACAACAGAGTTAGAAAAACAAAGCTCTGTTTGGTATAAACTGTCGCAATCTGCTAAAGAGGCTGGCGAAAAGTTAAAAGATGTTGGCAAAAAAGTTAGTGATGTCGGGGAAAGCTTGACAAAGAAAGTAACAGCACCGATTTTGGCTGCAGGAACAGCAGCGGTTAAATTTAGCATAGATTTTGAAAATGGGATGGCTAAGGTTGCAACGATAGCGGATACAAGTAAAGTATCTTTAGATAGTTTAAGAAAAGGACTATTAGAACTTTCAAATCAAACTGGTATTTCAGTAAACGAACTTACTGAAGCAACGTATCAGGCTATAAGTGCTGGCGTAGATACTGCTAATTCTGTAAAATTTCTTGAGACAGCAGTGAAAGCAGCAAAAGGCGGCTTTACAGACACTACAACAGCGGTAAATGCACTTTCTACAGTGCTTAATGCATATGGGCTAAAAGCTTCAGAGGCAAAAAGAATTACTGATGAGATGATGGTTGCGCAGAACTATGGTAAGACAACATTTGGCGAAATGGCAAGGTCTATTGGTAATGTCATTCCTATCGCATCAGCTCTAAATGTTAGCACAAAAGAACTTTTTGCTTCTCTTGCAGTGCTGACTAAAAATGGTATTCAAACATCGGAAGCAGTGACAGGGTTAAAGGCAGCCTTTTCTAACATCATGAAACCCAGCTCAGAAGCAGCTAAGCTGGCGGAACAGCTGGGGTTGAGCTTTAACGCAGCACATTTGCAATCCGTAGGCTGGGCTAAATTCTTAGAGGAAGTTCGAGAAAAAACTGGCGGCAACGCTGAGATGATGGCTAAACTGTTTGGCAGTGTCGAAGCTCTAAACACAGTAACGGTGCTTGCTGGTAAAGGTGCTCAGGACTTTGCACAAGCATTAACACTTATGGGAAATGCAGCAGGCACGACAGATAAAGCATTTGTGCAAGTAACAAATACAACTGGTGCTAAGCTGAACAAAGCTCTAAATGAGCTAAAAAACAGTGCTATACAGTTTGGAGATGCATTAGCTCCAATGGTGCAACGACTTGCGGATATTCTCAGTATGCTTGCTGATAAGTTTAATGCACTCACACCTGCGCAACAACAACTAATCATACAATTTGCAGCGGTTGCAGCAGCAATAGGACCTGTTATTTTGGTTGTGGGTAAGCTTATTACAGCGGTTGGCACAATCAGCACAGCGTTTAGCACATTGAGCGGTGCAATGGCAGCAGCAGGCGGTGCAAGCGGTGCTGTCGGTGCAGCTATATCAGCATTGACAGGTCCGATTGGCATAGCCGTTGCTGCAATAGTAGGATTAACTGCTGTGGGCGTTACACTTTATAAAAATTGGGATACAATCAAACAAAAAGGTATAGAGTTAAAGGACAATTTAATAACTACTTTTAATAACATGAAAGAGAAAGTTATTAATGCATGGGATAGTTTAAGAACGGCAGCGAGTGATATCTTCAATAAAATCAAGGAAGCAATTTTAGCACCTTTTAGAAATTTGCATATTCCACTGCCTCACGTGTCGGTGTCATGGAGGTCGGTTGGGGTTGGTCCACTTTCGATCACGATACCCGACTTCAACGTTAAATGGTATGCGACAGGCGGTATATTTAATAGTCCTGCAATAATCGGTGTAGGTGAAGCAGGTCCGGAAGCGGTCATTCCAATCGAGAAGCTCACTTACATTATTCGAGATGCACTTATGCAGATACAACCGCAGCAGACAGTAGCAAGGCCAAACGAGATACACCTACACATTGGTGCATTAATCGCCGATGATTATAGTTTGAAGCAACTGGAAAGAAAACTTATGAATATTAGGATTTTAGAGAATAACAGGCTTGGAGTGATGGGCGGATGAAAATAGGATATTCAGGAATGGAGCAGGACATTCCTAAGCCTAAGCAAATTAGCATAGTAGATACTGAAATAGCAAAAGCGAATAGAACAGCAAGCGGGCGGTTGGTGAAGGATATAATTGCAATTAAAAAGAAAATACAGCTCAAATACGATGGGCTTACTGCGGCAAGTTTTAATCTTTTTAGGACTTACTACGAAGCAGGCAAGCCCGTTAATTTTATATACGATGAAGCAGGGCAAACTAAAACGATACAATGCTATATAACAGAAATGCCGCGGAATGTATTTGTTCACAATACGAATTATGTTAGTGACATTACCATCACCCTTGAAGAAGTGTAGGTGGTTTTATGTATCCAGTGACGCAAGATTTTTTAGAGAAGATGAAAGCAACAGAAAGACGTGTTTATGGGCGCATCCAAATCGACTACACAGACCCTTTCCTTGACCAATCTATACAAGTCCAAGCCTCCGAGCAAGCGAATATAAGCTACCCAACCCAAACCGCCGACACCATATCGGAGCCTTTCGTCAAAATAGCCAGCCTGGACGGCTCCTGGGTGCTTGACGGCACCTTCGCACTTGCGCCAGACCCCGACGAAGCAGAGACGCATCAAATGGGCTGGTGGGGCAGTCAGCTGTCGCAGGCAGACGGAACATTTGTAAGCCCGTATCCGTCCTTGACAGTCACGCATTTTGCAAGACCAATCCACAACCTAAAGGTTGTCGGTGATAGCGCAAGAGGCGAATATCCAGTAGATTTCACGATTGATTTGTACGCAGCAGACGGAACGAAGCTGTATACAAAGTCCGTCACTGGCAACAATCAGGTGAATTGGACATATCAGCTTCCTTCGCCTGTTTTGGATGTAACAAAGCAGGTATTGACTATCACGAAGTGGAGTCATGCAGGACGACAGGTAAAGATACTGGAATTCTTCACATCCATACAGGAAACCTACGAAGGTGACGATATCCTGCTCATTCACCTACTTGAGGAAAGAGAAGTTAGCCAAGGCAGCCTCCCCGTCGGCAATATCAGTGCTAACGAGATAGACATTAGGCTCAACAACGCAAGCCGCAAATTTGATGCTGGCAACAAGCAAAGCCCGCTATATCAGCTTTTGAAGCAAAACAGAAGAATAAAAGCATGGCTTGGGCTAAAAGGAGATGGCGAAGGCACAAACTTACAACAAAGCGTAGACTTTACACAGGGTACGTTAAACAACCTTGTAGTGGTAAACAACAAACTGCAACTGCCTTCTGTTGCTGCACCGAGCTTTACCAGAAACAGCATAGCCTACCTCTCCGACGGCACTCTTGTTAACACCAACCTCCCCCGCTACGAAACAGGCAAATTCGGCAAGGCGATTATGGTGGAGGAAGGGACGACGAATTTAGTTGCAAATGGAAGTTTTGAAAATGGAACAACAGGTTGGACTTTATCGAGCAATATGTCAATCACGAATACAAATAAATATTTTGGTAGTTACTGTTTAATGATTTCAAATCCGACAGGTGCACAAGAAACAGATTCAAGTATAATAACAGTATCACCAAATGTAACTTATACGCTTAGTGCTTATGTATACAATCAAATGAGCGGTAGTATGCGTATTTATGTAAAAGAATTAGATAGTAATAATAATCTAATAGATCTGGATAAGTATGGCTTTGAAGTTAGTCCTAATTCAGGTTGGACAAGATATACTTATACATGGACTACACCATCTAATGTTGCAAAAGTACAAGTACGTGTTATCGTAGATGTAGCAAGAACTGGCAATTGCTATATTGATGGTATACAACTCGAAGCCAAGCCCTACGCCACCAGCTTCATCGACGGCACCCGCTCCCCCGAGACCCTGACCATCCCCACGGCGGGGGTGCTGAATCCGCAGGAGGGGACGGTGGAGTGTTGGGTTTACATTGACAATAGGTTTATCAACGGTATGGCTGGTAAGTATGCATGGATTTGGGGAACGAAGGGTATACCGTACTATCCCATCTTAAATCTTTATAGGAATGGGCCTACTAATACCTTGCGATTTGTAAGTAGAGACGCTAATAATAACCAAAGCTATATTGAGAAACCTTTATCGCAAATATCTGTTGGCTGGCATTATATAGCATGTACTTGGAAATCGTCTCGTTTGGCATTTTTACTAGACGGGCAGCTTGTTGGTGAAGTGGTTAGCCCCTACTTGCCAAATGCTGTGGATGCTCAAATGTACATTGGACATAACCCAAGTGCTGGGGAACAATGCAACTCCCTCATCGACGACCTCCGCATATCCAGCCGTGCAAGGACGGATGAGGAGATAGCGGCGGCGTACCAGAGTGGGCAGCCGTTGCCGGTGGATGAGTGGACGACGTATAAGCTCAATTTTGACGGCAACCTCAATTTTGGACAAGGCGGATATTATCTCAGTCCCGAATTTGACCTGTCAGCGGTAGGCACGGCGGTAGGCAGCAAGATAAGCTGGCAAGAAGATGCTGACGGAATACAAAGAAGCGTATACGCAAAGCTGGATAATCAAGCAGATTGGACGCAGGTAGTGAATGGTGGGAAGCTGCCTATCGGCTATGGTGATGTGCTGACAGGTAGGAAACTACAGCTTAAAGCAAAGTTGCTTAAATCAGCGTAAGTAAGGAGGTAAGGTAAAATGGCGAATTTTGTGATTGAGTTTACACCGTTTGAGGCTAATAGTAATGGGCAATTAACAACAACTGCAATAGTAAAAAACCCTGACACAGGCAAGATATACTGGTCAGAGCCTGTCATTGTTGATGTTACACCTGATATGACACAGGAACAGATAAATGAGGTTGTAAAACAGAAAGTAAGTGGTTTTGCTGCAAGGGGGGAAGCGATTGAAAAGGCTAAAGAATTTGAAGGCTTAATACCGCAAATTTAGGTGATGAATGATGTATAATCTCAGCTTTGCCGTTAATCATGAGGAATGGGTTCCGCTTGGCACATTCTGGAGTGGCGACTGGTCAGCTCCCGAGGATGATGTATACGCTGCCACGACCGGCAGGGACAGGCTGGAACTGCTTAGAAAGAGCACCTACAGTACGTCGAAGGTGCAGCAAAACAAAACACTTTATGACCTTGCGGTAGCAGTTTTGCAAGACGCTGGGCTAAAACCCGAGGAATACTGGGTGGACCCGGAACTACAGCAGTATACTGTCCCATACGCCTACTTCGAGCCGCAATCGCACCGAGAAGCCCTACGCAAAATTGCCGAAGCCTGCCTTGGGCAAGTTTACTGCGATAGAAACGGCATTGTAAGAGTGGAGGGGCCTTCGTATCTTGCCAGCAAGACGGAAGCGGAACTGGAAATCACAGCAGACGACTACTTTCGCAAAGACAACCCCGTCAAATGGAGCGGAATCGCCAACTATATCGAAGTTGAGACACAACCGCTCCGTCCGGTAGACACACCGCAGGAAGTATACAGAAGTAACGAGCCTGTCTCAATCGGCGCAGGGCAAACTGTATCAATCACCGCTTATTACAACGAAACGCCCTGCATCGACGCCGTGGCAAGTCTGGAAAATGCGCCGTCGGGGTGCGTGATACAGAAAGCCATATACTACGCCTGGGGAGCTGACGTGAAGGTATATAGTCCGAACGCCGGAAGTTTTACTCTAGTGATAAATGCTAGGCCGTTAATCTTGAACAAAGAAAGAGTCGTGGCAAAGGACGACGCCAGCATAACCGACAACGGCCTGATAAAATACACCTTCCCGGCAAATCCCTTGGTGCAGACACGGGAGGTGGCTCAGGACATAGCAAACAAGCTCCTAGCGGCGTTCAAGAATCCCCGCCGTGACGTCGAGGTGGAGTGGCGTGGCAACCCGGCTCTATTGCTTGGCGACAGAGTGAAAGTGACCGACCGTAACGGGCAGAACGACTACTACGTGGTGCGCCAAGAGTTTGAATATTCCGGCGCACTTCGGGCAAGATTAAGCGGAAGGAGGGTGACATAATGGCATGGCAGACGCCGAAAACGAACTGGAAAACAGGAGACATTCCCCTAGCCGGTGATTTCAATAGAATTGAAGGGAATATACAGGAGTTGCAAAACACGAAAGAAACCCCTGCCGGAGCACAGGCGAAGGTGGATACGCATAATGCCAGTAAGCAAGGGCATGGTGCAACCGGCGGCTACTATATAGCGAAAACCAGCCGGAGTGACCAGCTTCCGGCGTGGAATGATATACAGGGGAAGCCGTCTACATTTACGCCAGCGGCGCATACGCATAGTGGGAGCGATATAACCTCTGCTGTTGCAAGTGCTAAAAATGCTGATATGGTAGATAACTTACATGCTACAGATTTTCCCCGCCGCAGAGCAGGAGCAAGCAACATTTGGGTACAATCATCGCAGCCGACCGCACAGGCAACTGGTGATATCTGGATACAAATCTGAGGTGATAACATGGCACAGCTTAAAGTGTGGAATGGTTCTGCTTGGGTGGACGCAAAAGCAGTGTACTATTGGGATGGCTCCGCTTGGCAAAAGAAAAAGCTCAAAGTATGGAACGGCTCTGCTTGGATAGATGCAATACAATATATTTATACAAAACAATATACGCCGACTGCACTGCAAAACTTCTGGAACAATGGTAGTCCCGACAACCAGTACCCTGGCGAACATATACAGGGTACTTGGGATAGTACAACTTCGAATATTCGTCGAGCACTAATTATCTTCCCATACAGCACGATTGCAGCCGATTTGGCGGGAGCAACAATACTGAGCGTAAAACTTCGTCTGATGCGGATGAACACCTCACACGGCACATCTGGTGAGGGCATAGCTGTTATAAATTCCCACAACATAAGCAGCATACCCTCAAGCTGGACGGGCACTGGTCTGACGCAGCAGGCAACGGCGGGTTTGTATAGGGGAGAGGAAAAATGGATTGATTTGCCGATTGCGGTTGGAAACGGACTGAGGGACGGAACGATAAAAGGGCTTGCGCTGTCAACAACAAACACAAACATAGCGTATTATGTGCGGTTTGATGCAAGTAGAACGTTGCTTGAAATTACGTACGAAAAATAAGCCCAAACGGGCTTTTTATTTTTGCTTATGGAGGTGTTTACTGTGAATGTGTTAGACGCTGGTTTTAAGTTTACAAAACCTTTGCAAAGCCGTACGAGAACAGACTACATCGTGTTACACCATGCTGCGGCGTCTAATGCTAGTGTGGAAACTGTGCATAACTGGCACTTACAACGAGGATTTAGTGGTATAGGGTATCACTATTACATTCGAAAGGACGGAACAGTCTATCGAGGCCGTCCTGAAAATGCTATAGGCGCTCATGTTGATGGTTATAACAGTGTTTCTGTGGGTGTTTGTGCAGAGGGCGACTACACAAAGGAGACTATGCCAGCGCCTCAAAAAGAGGCGCTTATTTGTTTAGTGCGAGAACTAAAAAAGCGTTATCCCAATGCACGTGTTGTTGGGCACAAGGATTTAGCCAAGACAGTGTGCCCCGGGAGTAATTTCCCGCTTGATGAACTTAAAAACATAAAGGAGGATGAGGATATGCTTCTCAAAATTGGTTCACGTGGTGAGGCTGTCAAAAAGCTTCAGGAGAGCCTGAATAGATTGGGGTTTAATTGCGGTGCGGTTGATGGTATCTTTGGGCGGAATACTGAAAGTGCTGTAAAAACGTTTCAAAAAGCATACGGTTTGATGGTTGATGGTATTGCAGGCCCAGCGACATTGGGAAAAATAGATGAACTCTTAAAAGATAACGGCAGGCTAAGAGAACTTGAGCTTGAATTACAAAAAGCAAATGCACAAATTGTAAACCTGAACGTACAACTAGACAAGTACAAGAAGGTAATACAGGACATAAAGCAAATTGTCAGTAGTGTATAAGGAGGGAATAAAGGATGAACATCAAAAGTATAATCAATTCCATTCAAGGGCTTCTTGCAGTAGTAGGAGGTTTTCTTGGATGGTTTTTAGGGGAGCTGAATGGTTTGTTGTACGCACTTATTGCCTTTGTTGTTGTAGACTACATTACGGGTGTTTTGGTGGCATTGCTAGAGAAAAGACTTTCAAGTGAAGTAGGTTTTAGGGGAATTTTGAAAAAAGTATTTATCTTTGTGCTTGTTGGCATAGGGAACATTATAGATATTCACTTACTCAAAAATGGTGGCGCGATAAGAACAGCAGTAATATTCTTTTACCTCAGCAACGAGGGGATAAGCATTCTTGAGAATTGTAGCAATGCAGGGTTGCCTATACCTGATAAGCTCAAATTTGTGCTTGAGCAATTCAGCAAAACGGAGAAAGTCGAGGGACAGTGAGCCCCTCTTTTTTAATTGCTTTTGAAGAATGTTTGATGCTGTGTTTTATCTGAACTATGAGGGATGTAAAGTCTACACTCATTGGCGCTTGGTTTGCTTTTACCACAGGCGAGTTATGGTTGCTGGCGGGTATAAAGAAACATGAAATACGTTTTGGAGACAAAGAGAAAGAAGGTGATGGTGAGAATGGCATATAAAATTTTTTTAGACCCCGGACATGGTGGGAAGGATTCTGGGCAGTTGGAAATGGACTAAAGGAGAAGGATATAACGCTAGAAATTTCTAAAATGATACGTCAATATCTTCTCGACAACTACACAAACATAGAAGTGCGGTTAAGCCGTGAATTCGACGCTTTCCTGGACTTATCAGACAGAGCACAAAAGGCAAATACATGGGGAGCAGATATTTTTGTAAGCATACACATCAATGCTGGTGGCGGTACCGGTTTTGAAAGTTTTGTGCACACAAATGCCAGCGCAAATGCAGTAAAGTTACAAAACTACATCCATAGCGAAGTGATAAAAGCCACCGGTTTTACAGACAGGGGACTAAAAAGGGCTAATTTTGCAGTGTTACGACTTTCAAAAATGCCGGCAATCCTTACAGAGAATGGTTTTATCGACAATATAAACGATGCAAATAAACTCAGAGATAAAACTTTTCTACAGAAGATAGCCATAGCCCATGCGGAAGGCATAGCAAAAGCTTTTGGGTTACAAAAGAAAAGACCTACTAGGCTATATAAAGTACAAGTAGGTGCGTTTATCGATAGAAAGAATGCTGAACGATTAGTTGATGAACTAAAAAGCAAAGGATATAATGCATTTATCAAAGAAGAATAGGGAGGCCCTTCGGGGCCTGTTTTTTTATGCTTTTAAAAAGGATTTCGATAATAAATGTCGAATAAATTATTATAAAATATGAGCACAAAAGGTGATATTTATGCCAGGTTCAATAGAAAAAAGGGGAGAGAATTCATATAGGCTTATTGTATCTGCTGGATATGGACCTGATGGGAAAAGGAAAAGATATACTAAAACGATAAAAGTACACGGCAAAACGGAAGCAGCAAAATTAAAAGAGGCCGAAAAAGAGCTTGCTAAATTTATTGCAGAAATTGAAGGCAACATGTTCATTGAACCTTCCAGATTAACTTTTAAGGCATTTATTGAAAAATGGTTAAAAGAATATGCAGAAAATAATTTAGCTCCAAAAACATTGCATCGTTACAAAGAGATGTTAGAAAAGCGTATAATTCCAGCATTAGGTCACTTAAAATTAAACAAAATAAAACCTATACAAATACTTGAATTTCTTAATAATCTTAAAGATGATGGCATACGATTAGACGGCAAAAAAGGTGGTCTATCACCTCAAACAATAAAACATCATTATCGCCTTATTCATGCCATTTTTGAAGATGCGGTTAAATGGCAGCTTATTACTTCTAATCCTGCTTCTAATATTGAACCACCAAAAGTTCCTAAAAAAGAAGCTGGCTATTATAATGAAGAAGAGGTTAGAAAACTCATCAAAGCACTTGAAAATGAGAAATTAAAATACAAGGTAGCAGTTATGGTTACTCTAGCAGCAGGATTACGTATTGGCGAGCTTATGGGATTAAAGTGGGAACATGTTGACTTTGAGAATAACACAATAAAAATAGAACAGGTAAATCAATATTTACCTGGAGAAGGGACCTTTACTAAAGACCCTAAAACAGAAACATCAAAGAGACTAATAGCCATGCCAAAAGAAATAATGGATTTACTTAGAGAATATAAAAAAGAGCAAAATATTGAGAGACTGAAAAAAGGAAGTATGTGGATTGATACAGGATATGTGTTTACACAATGGAATGGACAACCCATGTATCCATATACTTTCACAAAATGGTTCCCTAAATTTTTAGAAAAGCATGGATTACGACGAATAACATTTCATCAACTCAGACATACATCTGCAACTTTATTAATTAATGCAGGAGAGAATGTAAGAACTGTATCAGCACGATTAGGGCATAGTAATACATCTACTACGATGAACATATATGCTCATGCATTGAAATCAGCCGACAGAAATGCTGCTGATAAAATTGCAAATTATTTATTCGAAAAAAATAAAAACCAGGCTTGATAGCCTGGTATGTTTTTGTGTTATTTGGTTTCGTTTAGTTATTTTTGTTCCCAAATTGTCCCCAATTTGCGTTTGAATTTGTGTTTGCTATATTTATCCAACCTTAAAAACCTTGATTTTAGGCACAATAATGGCAGGGGAGACAGGAATCGAACCCGCAGCCCACGGTTTTGGAGACCGTTGCTCTACCAATTGAGCTACTCCCCTGCGCGCTTTTTATTATAGCATACAAAATAAACCCTCGTCAATAATTTATA